GATAATTATGATATATTAGACGTAGATCAAATAGAAAAATTTATTAAATAATAATTATCATGTCACTAATAAAAATAACTAAAACGTCCGCTGTGTTATGCTCGTATTGCGATTGAATTTGACCAGAGGCGGACGCAAAGCGTTCAAAAGATAATGATTATCGGGAACGCGAAGGATATTTATTGAGTCATGGAATTTGTAGGAAGTGTGAAATTAAATATAAGAGTCTTTTTAATTAAATTAATATAAAAACAAAATGGATAAAAAACAAACTATTATTGATAACGCCTTTAAACTTCTAAAAGAAAAATATAAAGGATATAGAATATCTTATAATAAAGAAATTACAAAAGATTGAACTTATAAAATAGTAGAGTTTTGAAAGTATAATTTACTCATTAAAACACACTATGTAGAATATATGAATAAAGAAATGTTATATTTTAAACTACTTGATCATGATGAATGAAAAGATTAAAATCTTAGTCGTATTATTAATTATTATTGTTATGTGAATCTATCTATATAATATTATAGATCAAGAAATAAATGTGTATAGCTACGGTGTTTATATTTATTAATTTATTGTGTTATGATTATTATAGAAATTGTTATACTGGGGATTGTGTATTTTGTTATTTAATAAAATCTTTTATAAAAGAATAAGTCGGTGGACTTATTTTTTTTTGGGCTTATTTTTGGGCTTATTTTTGATTTGTTGTGTTTTGGTGTGTTTTGGTTTTGGGGCTGGTTTGTGGGTGTGTATGTTTGTGTGTATGTTTTTGGGTTGGGAATTTTGGGGGGTTTACACTTTTTTTGGTAAAGTTGACATAATTGACGTTTTTTCAATTTTTGGTGTAAACCGTTGACAAATAGAGATTGTGTGTTATATTCTGAGCGGGTTTACACTTGGGGCAAAAAGGTTGACGGCAGACGTCGCTTGGGTTTACACTTGGGGAGGTCTTAAAAATCGTGAGTTTGGGGCTGTGTTAAAGCAATTTTTTCGAAAAAGTTGACAGGGTTTACACCAAAATCGTATAAACTCTGTATAACTACTATATATACGATTTATATACCTCTTTTTTTGCTTAAATAGAGCTTTATAAAAAAAGGTGTAAACTAATTTAAAGAAAAAAGGCTTTAACAAGCCATTTTAATTAAAAAAGGTTGACAAACCTCTCGAAAAACAAGCATTTCTTTATATATACGGAACTTTTCACACAATCTCTACTTTACACACACTATAAATAACACACAATACACACAATATAATCGACGCTAAGCAATTTTAATAACAAAAAGGATATAACACACACTAATCAATTAAGCTAACACATCACATAATATATCTTATGTGATGTGGGCTTAACAAAGCCATGCAGAGAGAGGCTAAAACAATGTGGACAAAAAGTGTGTAGTTATAGCTAAAAATGAGGGTTAGAAATGAGCAGAGACCCGGCCTGGGGTGTTTTGACAAAGGGTGGGCGTCGTAGCATGCATCTGACCCCTATACCGATTTTTTGACTTTTTCAACTTTTGATAACACACTAGTAGAGTCCTACCTTTATTCCCCAACCCCCTTATTTACTTAACACACTAGTAGGATCCTTACTTTATTCCCCCTTACTTTATTCCCCCTTACTTTATTCCCCAATCCACTAATACCCCTTTTTCCCTATGTAATTATATTATCAAACCACACATTCTCTTTACTTTATTTTAAAATAACATATAATCATTATATATAACATAATAAAACTTATCATGACAGATGAAGAAGCTAAGAATTTTTTAAATTCACTCACACCGACTGAAATAAAAACTACCCCCGACCTTTCTTTACATAATTGAGATTTTTCTACTGAGGAGGAGGTTTCATTGAATTATAATAGGAAGATTATAAGAGGTGCTGATAAGATATTATTAGATAGGTTGGATAATTCTGATTGATCATTAGCTTTGAAGGACATAGTCCAAATGAAATCGGAGGCATTTAGACAGAATCAATCTATTTTAGGTAAGACAGAGGTGGAGGTGGATCATAGAAAATTAATACCAGCGATTATAAATATACAGATTAACAACTAAATATGGATAAAAAAACACTTTTAGTATCAGCAAAGCAGTTGAGTGCAATCAAGTTATTTTTCGATGATAAGACGGAGGATATTCTGTATGGTGGTGCGGCTCGTTGAGGTAAATCGGAAACTATAGGTATAATATTAGCTATAGTCATTTCGGCGTTCCCGGGTAGTGCGTGGCTTCTTGCTAGAACTGTACTTGCGGATTTAAAGGCAACGACATTGAGTACGTTTTTCAGTGTAATTAACAGATTTTGATATGGGGAGAATTCGTATAAAGATAAGATAAGAGATGAGAGACACATTGTTTTTGAGAACGCTAGTAAATTATTTGTAATACAAGTAAATCAAGAACCTGGTGATCCTGAGTTTGATAGGATTTGATCATATTGATATACATGATGATTTTTAGATGAGGGGCAACAAATGTCGAATAAGGTTAGGGAAGTATTACAAGGTAGACTATCTGAGTTAGACGGATCATTTCAGACAGAAGTACCTGTCGAGTATGAGAATTACACAAACGAGCAAATTAATCCATGATGGGCGATTACGTTTAGGATAGTTGGACAAACAGTTAGAGACAAGAGTGAGATTACTATAGACGAGGACAAGATATTGGACATAGTTGTGGACGGAAGTAAACAATGTGTTATTATAGGTGAGGAAGTTTTGACAATTCCGTATAAGGTAATGAAGGCTGAGAAGATTGGAGGTAAGCTTATTCACACATACGCTTGGCATTTTGGAGGATGTATATTTACTGGGTGTAATCCAGGGACTAACTTTACTAGAAGTGCGTTTTATAAACCATGGAAGGACGGGAAGTTACCTTCATATATGGAATTTATTCCTGCTAAGGTTGGGGATAATCCGTGGGTGGACAAGAAATATATCGAAAGATTACAACGTCTACCAGAAACATCAATTCGTAAGCAAAGACTATTATATGGTAATTTTGACTATGATGACAATCCATGAATTTTGTATGATCAAAATACAATAGAGAAGATGTATACAAGAGTTCCTGAAGGAGACAAAACAATGTTCATAGTTGTGGATGCTGCTAGACAGGGGAAAGATAGGACTGAAATTTGACTATGGGAATGATTACATCTAAAGGAAATATGGAGGATAGATAAAGGGGATTTGGTTGAACAGGCTAATTTTATACAAGAGAAGATAGATAAGTACGATGTCTACATAGACAATTGTATTATAGATGAGGTTTGAGTTGGATGAGGGCTTGTGGATATATTATGATGTAGATGATTTGTTGGGAATAGTTTACCAATACAACCATACGCGGCTAAGTTACTTACATATAAGAAACGTAATTATTTGAATTTAAGGACACAATCATTCTATTATCTTCAAAGATATATGAAAATGATAAGTATAACTGTGGATAATGACACACAAGATTTAATTACAGAAGAACTACTTACTGTAAAAGAGAAGAATGTATTGGATGAGACTAAATTACAGATTATTCCTAAGAGTTTAATGAAGGAGGAGTTGAGTAGAAGTCCTGATTTAGCTGACTGTTTTATAAAGGGGACAAAAATATTTACAACTAGATGAAATATAAATATAGAATTTATAAGAGAGTGAGACTATGTTATTACTCCATTTGGGAAAAGGAAAGTATTAAAATTACATAGTAGATATGAAAAAAATAAACTATACACATTAAATAATAAACTTACTTGAACTTGAAATCATAAAATCTATACAACAAAGTGATTTAAAAAGCTTGACACGATTTCAATGAGAGATACAATAGAGTCATATACTTTATTAAATTTATTAAAATGGAGATTCAAAAGACTGTTGAATATAATGGACACAAATATTGGATTTCGTCAACAGATAAATATTATTACAGAGACGAATATATATGAGGTAGAAAAATTAAAAAAGCATTACACAGAAACATATGGGAAAAACATAACGGAAAAATATCACAATGATACCACGTTCACCATATTGATTGAAATACTTACAATAATAATATTAAAAATTTGGAGTGTATTGAATGAGGAGAACACTTATCAAGACATATGAAGGAAAGATTTAAAGATCCTGAATTCAGAAAAAGAAACAAAGAACATTTGGCAAAAATTAATGATAAAGCTAAAATATGGCATAAATCCAAAGAAGGCAGAGAATGGCATAGGGGGAATTATGAAAAATGATTGAAAAATACACCAATGATTAAAAAAGAATGTAAGCATTGCAAATCAGAATATAATAATACAAGAAAAGCACAGTGATTTTGTTCTATTAATTGTTCTCAGAACTATCACTATAAAAATAAAACATATCATGAAGACAGGAGTTGTTTTATTTGTTGAGAAGTTTTCAGTGTTAAAAAATCTGAAAAAACAAAAACTTGTTCACGTAGATGTAGTTGATTTATGAGAGAAGAATCAAAAAGAAGTAAAAGTTTATGATCTTGAGATAGAATGAGATAATTGTTATTATGCTAATGGCATACTTGTTAGTAATTGTATTTCTATGAGAATGTGGTGGATAATAAAATGACACCATCATGGACAAGATGATGAGGTAGACATTAAAGTACACAGTAAAGAAGAAACAAATGAGACATTTATAGAATGATTAATAAAAGAGTCTGACGAGGGGAAAATAAGGAAAAATCATGAGTTTGAACCAGTATTTGACATATTTGATTAATTTTTATTTGACAAGAGTCAAACAAATCTTATTATTAATTACAAATAACACTAATATTTTACTATGCCTAAAAAAGAAGACAATCTTCAAAAATTACTAAGGGTTACTTGACTAGAACAACAAGATATTGTCAACCAAGTAACTAGTGAATTTGACAGAGGGGACGCAGCAATGGTGAATGTTAAAAGGGAATTAGATTCTGACTATAAATTGTACAGATCACAAAAGAGAGTTTCTGCTAAAGAAAGGATCGGTGACTGGACAGTTTTTTCTACGCATTCAGCATTAATGGCGAGAAGTTATATTACTAGACCAGAATCATCGTTTTCATCAAGTGACATTGGTGATGATATGGGGGTTAAGAATTTGAACAATGCATTAATAAAAGATTTTTCTGATGATGACATGGAAATTGTTAAATACCGGAGAGACTTTTATAAGTATTTGATGTGAGCTGGGATAACAGCTAGATGAGGATGGGATGGGAAAGATAAGAAATCTACGTTCCAAAATGTTGATCCAAGAAACGGGAATTTTGATCCAGATGGAGATTATCCAACTGGTAGATATGCGTTTTTCGGATTTGATAGACATGTATATAAGGAAGAATTACATGATTGGGGATTATGGAATGAAGACTTAATGATACAAGACAGAAACACAACTCGTATACAAGACCCTAAAATAACAGATCAACAACAAGCAAATATAAACACACAATATTATAATGAAGACGATACAAGATATAATCCATTATATAAGATTCATTATCATGAGACTACGTTCAGATGAAAGAAATGATCTCAAATGGCAATAATTATTACTGGTAATTCGAATAGTTTAATCTTATGAGTAATTCTCGTTGAGACTACTGTCTTTGCATTCTCATATTGGAGACCAGACGGAACACCACTTGGTATGAGAGTTACATCTATAACTGGTAATGTTCAAAGAATAAAAGCTGAGTTTGCTAATCTAAGATTAGATAAAAGTAAAGCTGAGTTATATCCTATGTATATTAGGAATAAGAGGATTATTCCAAACTCTACTGATTTAGAATTTGGGTTTAATAAAATTATAGATGCTAATCCATTAGAAGGTGAGAGTATAAAAGATGCAATGGTTCCAATGCAAAAAGATTTCAGATCAGACTTCTCATTTGAAATAGATGCAAGTTTAGATGGAATTGTACAATCAACTACTTCAATTGGTAAGATTCAAAAATGAAGCTCGCCAGAAAGAAGAGAATGAGTTGGTACTAATAAATTAATACAAGAAAGTACAGATGTGAATTTAGCACTAGATGCTAAGATTGAAGCATGGTGAGAAAAACAATTATTGAAATTATTCATAAACGGATTAAGAGAAAATCTTACTAAATGAGATAAGAAAACAGTTAATACAATTACAGCATATTGAGTTATTCCTAGAGCATTAAGTAGAAAAGATTTTGCACTATGAGAACATATTGAGATAATTATTATTACGAAAATAGAAAAAGATGAGAAGGATAATAAATTAAGGTTAGCATATTGAACTGCTATTTGATTAATCCAAAATCTATCACTAACAGAATCTGCAAAAAGATTCTTATACAGAGATTATTTCGAAGTAATTTGATTAGATACAGAGAAGGCAGAAAGAATAATAGATTATACTCCTGATGAGATTGAAGCTATTATGAATGTATGACTTTTAGATATGTGAGAGATAGTTGCTGTTAAAGAAAGTTATGACCCAATGACACATCTGGCTGCAATTAAAGCAGTTAAGAAACCATGAGAAAATGTTGATGCTTATAAATATGGTCTTATGCAATTATATAGGATTAAATGAATTAAAGATCAACAAGTTCAAGAAAATGAATCGGTTGCAAACAATATGTCAGCGCAAGCAATGAGTAACGTTGCTAACGAGACACAACAATCATTACAAGAAGCTTAATTATTAATTATTGAAAATGTTAAAAGAGAACCAAGTTGAGGTTATTAAATTTCTTAAATCTCCTGAATATCAAACAGTTTTGAAAAAATATCAAAATAAATATGATACAAGATATGCTACATTTGAAGCTAAATATTTTGGAGAAGAAGAAGTCTTAGCTAATGAAGCTGAGTATAGTGAATTATCAATGCAATCTATAAGATATAAAATCTTTATAGAAAGAATTAATGATATTAAATGAGAATCTCAAGGAGCAATCCTTATAAGAGAAATGTTAACAGAACAAGCTAATAACATTAAATCTCATTTATTAAATACTGTAACAAACTCATTTTGAATGTCTAAAGATGTTCCTGTTTTTACAGAAGATGATATGGCTAAATTTAAAATGCTTCATGAAAAAGATTTTCATGTATTCATTATATGAATAATGAATCCTAGAGATGAAGTAGAAGCTCAAATGACTCTACAAGATAAGTATGATATATATGAAAATCCAGAAGATCAATTAACAGATGATGAAGAAATTGTCGTTGGATAAAAACTGATATAATTCCTAAAAGTAAAATTTTAGGGATTACAATTAGAGTTTATCTCTAAGCGACCTAACGGTTGCCTTATAACATAACATATTTTATATATGTCTTGAACTGAAGAATTAGATATAGATATTACTCAAAATCCAGGAGAACAAGAAATCCCAGGTAATGAAATAATAGATATAGCTAGTGAGGATACACCACCCTCTGATAAAACTAAAGTGGATGTAGAGGACGAAACTACTCCTCCTGCAAAGAAAGAAGCTTGAAATAAATCTAATTTTAAAAAATTAGCGAAATCCAATAAAGCAAAAGACGCAAGAATTGCTGTACTAGAAGCTAAACTAGCTGAAGGAGCAGATAATGATGTTGATGATGCTGACGAAGATGATGATGATGAATTATCATATGATAAAGTGGATTTATTAGAATTTATAACGGACACAGACTGAGCCGCACCGTACAAAAATCAAATAAAAGAAGCTTTAGAAGAATTTCAAGGGATTTCATTTGAAAAAGCTCTCGCTTTCGCAAAAGCACAACAACCTGAAGAGTCTAAATCGCACCAAATGTTTAACGCAAAAAGTGTGACAGCTCCAAAAACAAAAAAACTTGCAGATTTAACACCTGAAGAGGTAGCTAATGCTAACTTAACTCCTGAACAAATTGATGCTTGGTCAAATTCTCAGAAGAAAGATGTTAATCCGTTTTAGTTAATAAATGGTTTTAGTGTAGTAGGTTAAAAAAAAATAAATTTAACTACTAAACTTAATAATTATGGCTTCTGATTTAACAGCCTTACAAAAACAATTTTACTCTAAAAAAGTTGAAGCTGAACTATTTTTTAAAGTATCTGCTTTGTCAATGGCAAACATGGTTGATATGCCTCACGGGATAACATATCATAAACCAAGAATAGACTTTAATGGTCTAACTACATATGTAAAAAATACTGATATCGTTGTTGGAGATAACAACACTGAAGATGAAACTTTAGTAATTAATACAACTCCATTAGTACCATTTGGTATAGATGAAATTGAATTACTTGAAATTTCATATAACTTACTTGATGATCTTGCTGTAAAAGCGGCTCAACAAATTAAAGAAAATCTTGATGGTGACTTCTTCAATGAAGTATTAAACGCTACAACTAGTAGCGCTGCTCCAATCAAATTAACTGCTGGTGTTTCATGAAACACAGTTACTACTTTTTCAGAAGCTGTTGCTTCTCTAGTAAATGATGGTGTTGATATTACAAAAACAATTTCTGTAATTGACCCATTTACTAAAGGTATAATTGGTGTAGCTGCACTTTGAAATACATTCAAAGAAGCTGACCTTGCATTTAGAAGAGGGTTCAGAGGTATGTTCCAAGAAACAATGATTAATGTTTCTACTTTATTAACTGCTACTACTGATTTAGATTTTGGTACTATACCAACTGCTAATGATACAGTAACTATTAACAATGTAGTATTCACATTTGTTGCTTCTATTGGTTCAGCTGCTGGTAACGTGTTAATTGAAGCTTCTGCTGCATTAACATTAGATAACTTAGTTGCTGCTATTAATGGTGCTGCTGGTGCTGGTTCTAAATATATCGAAGTTTCTGTTGATAACAGAAATAGAAGATTATCTGGAATCGTAGTTACTGACGACACAACTTCTATGGGTCTTGTATCTAAAAGAGGTTACAGAGTTGTTTCTAGCTCATTAACTGCTGCTGGAGATAACTGGGATCAAGTTGTTATTAATAATTGTATTATGGAAAAAGGAGCGATTTCGCTTGCTGTCCAAAAAGGTATAAATCTAGTTACTAGAGATAAACCATTACAATTAGGTACAAACTTTTTCACTTGGATGAGATATGGTATCAAAACTTTCAAAGAAGGTAGAGATAGAATGTATAGATTACAAATCATCGCTCAAGACGCTGAAGTATAAGAATAGAACTACTCACCCTAATAAGTGGGTGGTTTCTTCTTGTTTTAAGCAAGATTTATTTAATTAATTTTTATACGTATGAAAATTAGAGTACAAGTTCTTAATGAGAACGGAGGAGTAAAAAAAGCTCGTGAAGTTATTGAAACAAAAAATTTCAACGCAAAAACTCATAGACATCTTTCTGGAAGAGATTTTTCTAAAGATGAAGTAAAAGGTTTTGGATCAAAAGCTAAAGTGGAAGAACCAAAAGCTAATAATAAATAGAATTCTAGCCTATTATATTCTAATAGGTTATCTTATGTTTATCATTTAATTTTAAATCTTATGGATGTTAATGGAGTACTAGACTTATGAGTAGATCAAGCTCATTCAAATCTTATAGATTTTCCAAATACAAAAACAATAAAATACCTTAATCTTATTAAAGATGATTTTTTTGCTGTACTTATTACATCTGCATGAGAAAAATGGAATTGGGATATATGGGAAACTAGCTCAGTAGTATGACAAAGTGAATATGTTATTCCAGAAGCTGCAAGTGATACTGAATGAAATTTAAAAATAGATGCTATTTCTATAAGTTATACTTGAGAATTAGAAGATGACTGAAGTTTAAAATACAAAAAAGCAAGACCAGTTGAAATAGGAAATCTTCCACAGAACTGGAATTATTACAGAAATAAACAATCTAAAGAAGATCCAATTTTTTATATAGCCGATAAAAGTATATTTATAGCACCAGCTCCAGTAACAGAAAATTGAGCTATTGTAGATTGAGTACAAATTAAATGAATAAAAAGTATTCCAGATTATTCTGTATGATGAACTGAAGCAAGTATAAAATTACCATCATATCTACACTCAGTTCTTGTAACAGGACTAGCTCCATATATACGTAGATCTGAATGAAATGAATCAAAAGGAATAAATGCTCAAGTGGAATATGAAAGACAAAGAGATCTTGCAGTAGAGAAGTTTAAAAATAGATTTACATCACCACTATTCATGAATTATCCAGATGGAACTGGTTTATGACTAGATATAGATGATTTTATAACTAATACCCCAGCTTAATATGCCTTCAGAACAACTAAATTGATTTTATCAAGGTATTTCAGAAGATGACTTCGTAGCACCAAAAAATCAATACATAGAATGAAAGAATGTAACATGACTTAAAACTGGTTATGGTATTACTTTGTGACCAAAAATTGAAAAACAAATACTGACGCTAGATAAGCCACAGGCTATAGGTTTTTTAGAAAATTCAGCATGAGATCTAGATTATGCTCTTATTTGAGATAAATCAGGTAATTTTTACAGATTTACAAACGCAGATAATACACCAGACTACACATTAGTATGAACTCCGTTTTGATATACTGAAATAGTCCGTATTGCTTATTTTAAGGGGTGGTTTGTTTTTTGGATGAAAGATCCTGCTACTAACAGCATAAATTGACAACTAGGTAGAGTTACGGCTGGTGATGTTGTAAATTGAACATGGGCATCGGTAGATGAAGATTTTGATATCTCAAATGTTTTTGCATACGATAATATCCCCGTATTATTTAGAGAATGATTTATGTATTATTGAAGTTCAGGTACAATAAAAAAAGTAAATAGCTCTTTTGTTCCTACTGTATATAGTTTTCCAGATACAGTAGTTGTATGATTAACAGAACAATGAACAACTATTAAAGTATATGACAGAGAAGGATGAGTATATTTTTGGGACTGAAGTTCTACTAGTTTTACTTCAAAAATTAGTATATGAAGTAGAGTACAATCAGTTCAACAAATAAATGGACTTGATTATATAACAACAGATGACTGAGAATTAATAATATGAAGTGGTTATAGTTTTCAAAAAGTTACATGAGCTAAATCTAGTCTTAGATTAGAAGATAATTCAAGCTATCAAAATAAAATAGATTTTGAAAAAATCCCTTATATATGAAGACAACTACAATCAGCAAAACAAGACTTATATTTAACTGCAAACACAGATTCTATTCCTTGAATATATCAATATTGAAAACTAATTGAATGACTTCCTAGATGACTACATAAAATAGTTAGTGAAAATCATTTATGAAATCAAATAGATGAAATAAATGATATTCAATATTATTCAAGAACTAGAAAAGAAATGTTTTTCGGTTGGACAGATTGAGTTACATACTGAATGGATAGATTTGTAAGAGGTTGAGAAACAGCAAAAGATTGATATGTTATAACTGATGTTATCACATGACCACCAAACATGGAGAATAAAATTAAAATGCTCAAAGTAACAACAAGTTACACAAGTTGAGATAACTATATTAAATTATATAAAAGAATTAATAACTGAGCGTGGGTATTATTTAGGACAATTAACGATGTAAACGATAATACAATTAGACATAAAATATCAATGACAGAAGCGACATGAGAAACACTATCAGATAAATTCTACGATATACAATTTAAAGCAGAATTACACAACGAGACACAAGGAGATACACCGCCAATACTACACTTCTTAGAATTAGTTTACTCTTCACAAGATTAATTATGCCTTACGATAAAGAAAAAGACACATACACACCTGATTTCTTAGATGAGATTCAGGAAGTTGTATTTGAACCAATAAAAATAGCTTGAATTAATGAAGACACTATAAATAGTGATATTTCTATTGAAACTTAGGGAAAAATGATTATACTTATAAATAATAACTCATTACAATATTATGCCTACTGAACTAAAGACACCAGAACAACCAATAGAAGCTCCAATAGAGTGAAATTCTCCAGTGACTAGAGATTTGGAGGGTAATTTATCGACTGGTATTACTCCATTAAGAGAAGGAACTTTACCAAGAGAAGAGGTTATTACTGACCCTGAACCAATTAAAGAACCAGTTACAGAACCAACCAAAGAACCAATCAAGAAACCTGAACCAGTTAAAGAACCAATCAAGAAACCTGAACCAGTTAAAGAACCAACCAAAGAATCTATCAAAGAACCTGATCAAACAATAGAAGAAGAACAAAAAGCACAAGAGGAAGTTAAACAAGCTGAAATAGCTACAGAGCAAGCTAAAATAGATCTTGATAAATCAAAAGAAGACGACACTCCTGTTGAGAAATCAGCAGAGAGTATTTTTGCTGAACAAAATTGAATAAGAGCAAGAACTAATAAAGATGGTTCAATAACATTCTTACCAGATAATATAGATCAAGCTTTAGACTTAATGCTTGAATTTTGACCATCAACTAAAATAGCAGACTGAACTAAAGAAAAAATAGCAGCTACAAAAGCATTTCAAACATATTCAAAATATAAATGAGCTTCAACTGATACATATGTACAATGATTAAGAACTAATCAAATTGCTACATCTGGTGAAACATGGGAAAGATTAGTTAGGATGAATTGAGGACAACCTACAGCAGAAATGTTAGCAGCTCAAGAGAAATTTGAAAGAGAAACAAAAACAGGTGAAGTTAATTCTACTATAAGTATAGCGAGTTGATGAGAAATTACTGATCAAGAAAAAGTATTAAAAACTGATATAGAAAAACTAGACTCAGAATATATTAAATCACAAAAAGAACAATTTTGAGATTTAGCAGATTTATGGACAGATTATAAAGCAGGTAATGAAAAATTATCTGATTTAAATAATAGTATGACTACTACTTCAAATGAAATAACTACATTACAAAAAGAAAAAAGATTTGTTATAAGAGATTTAAAAAGAGCAAACCCACATGCGTCTCTTGGAACTATTCTTCAAATGGCTAGTCAACAAATTGAATTAATAGATGATCAATTATTCCAAAAAAGATTAGACTATAATTCAGAGTTTGCTTCATATAAATTTGAATCAGAAAAAGCAAAATGAGAATATGAACACTGAGTAAAACAAGTTGAAAGTAAGATGAATTTCTTATCTGGTATGTATTGAATTAAAAGATGAGATATAATAAGAAAAGAAGATTTAGATAGACAAGATACAAGATTAGCAGCTTCTATTACTAGACAAGATAAACTTTTAGAAGATAGTATAAGTAGACAAGACGAAGTTGGTGCAAAAAATCATGCTTATAAGATTGCATTAATGAAAGAACAGGCTGCAATAAATAAAGAAGCTCAAACTAAATTCCAATGATTCTCGACAGAAGGTTGAATTATGGTATTTAACCCTAGTACAGGATCTGTAGAATTTAAAGAAACATGAGCAGGAGTATCATGAGATTGAGTAACTCCAACAACTGAAGCTTCTTGAGATATAGCTAAATTTAATTTTAGAACACCAGGTGGAACAGATAAAGAACTACAAGTAGATTCAGTACTGAGATACACTTAGATCACCTGAAAGACAGCAAGAATTATATGATCAATTTTTAGCTGGTAAAATAAAATGACCAGTAGCTAAACCATGAACTTCTCTTCATGAAAAATGAATGGCTATTGATATATATTCAAACCAAAAATTAAAAAAATTAACGTCAGAGCAAGTAGGATTAATGAATGATCAATGATGGTTTCAACCAACAAATACTGATGGAAGTTTAGCATTACCAAGTGATAAATGACATTTCGAATATAAATGAGTACAATGAGAAACTGATGGAACAACTTCATCAGATGTTGAATTAAAGAAAAAACAAAACTTCGTATTATCACAACTTCCAACAAAAATTAAGGATAGTGATGAAGAAAAAGTAGCAATAAGAGAATTCGTTGCATTAATGGATAAAGAATGATTAGATAAATTCGCAATTGCTGATATATATCAATGATTTGAAATAGACGAGAATAATATTTTCGGTAAAAATATAAGAAATTTAATTTGAACTACATGAAGTAGAGATGATATGTGAGAAATTTGAAGATCAATAACTAAATGAGTTAATAATCAAGCATTAAATACTATTTACTTAAATGCATGACAAAAATCTAAATTATTAAATGGTGAAGATCATGTTAGTGAATCATTTACTAAAGTTGCAAATAACCAAGTAAACAAAGTATTAGATTTCATGGATGAAAAAGGATTAAAAGATGGGGTTTGAGTAGCTGAATGAACATTTGAAAAATTCATATGAAGTAAATTTAGATGAAGTGAAGGACAAAAAGTATTAACAGAAATACTTAATATTACAGCAGCTCTTTCTACTAAAATGTCAGGTACAGCTAAAACAGAAGCTGAACTTAAATTTATATCAGATTTATTACCTGATATCTGAGATAGTCCAGATAATTTCTTTATAAAGTTAAATAACTTAAAAGATTTCCCATTATCACAATTTAATGCACAAATGACACAATTTGGTTTACCTGAACTTAATGACAATACATTAATAGATAAAAGTGCTAGAGTTAGTGTATTTGAACAATGAGATATCTTTAATAGATGAACTAATACAAAAACAGAAATACCAAAATCTACAGCAAAAAATGTTATACAAGATCATCTAAATAAAATAATGCCAACAACAACTTGAACAGTTGAAGATGATTACCTTAATTCTGTATTAAATCCTAATCCTTAAATTATGCCAAACTTTTTTGAAAATTTCATAAGCTTATGAAGTAAACCATTCAGAGATAAACAACAAGAACAAGCCCCTGAACAACAGTTACAGGGTCTTTGAGTTGACACAAAAGCAATAGACGAAGAAGTAACACAAAAGATGAACACAAGCAAAGAAAAACACATGAGCATTGATAAACAAAGAGAAATATTATCAAATGCTCCTGAATGATCTGATCCACAAGCAATAATCTCTGGATTAGTTCAAAGAGGTTATACATTAGAAGGATTAGATACTACAGCAATACAAGAAGAACAAGCACAACCAACACAACTTGAAGAAGAAAAAAGTGTTGATGGAATTCCATTAGAGGATGTTGATATCTGAGGAGTAAATTTGTGAGAAGCTAAAGAAGCAGCTCTTGGAATTAAAGGAGGGTTATCTAATATTCCATTAATAGGCAAAGTTCCTTTTATATGAAAATTAATAGATGACAATATACCAGAAGTTCAAAAAGAAATGCTTGATAACTTTAAATTTTGAGGGATTGCTCAATGATCAAAAATAGCATGAAATCTTATGGGATTCTTTGCAGATATCTTTACTAAAAAGGATGCAGAAGGGGCATGAGATAAGTTAAGAGAAATGTGAGAAGAGGGTAAAGCTTTAGTTCAAGAAATAACTGGAGTAGATCCAGAATCTTTAATTACAAAAGCATGAGAATTAACAGGAACAATTTGAACATCATTATTAATTCCATGACCTAAAGTTGGACTAACTTGACCTATAGCAAATATAGCTAGCAAATCCCCTAAATTATTTAACTTTTTAAAATCAGCAGCTGCTTGAGCTACAGAGATTTGAAAATTTCAAGCAATATCTGAATGAGAAGTTACTAAATGAGATTTAATAACATGAGCTATTTTATGACCAGCTTTTGATAAATTTACGAAAGTTTTATCATGACCAACTGCTAAAGAAGTTTCAAAAAGAATTAATAATAGATTTGCAAAATTAGCAACTAAACTTTCTCCAAGTAAGACAACTAAAGTTGTTTTAGATAAAGAAATAGCAAAAGGTACAGAATGAGCCTTTTTAATAAGAAAAACCAATCCTGATATTGTATTAACTTGAGATGATGCTATAACTAATGTAGTAGAGGCTAGTAGGAAAACTAGAACAGCATTATTTAGAGAAGCTGAAAAAGCAAGAGGAGTATGAAATATTAAACCAGATAAAACAGTAAAATGGATAGATGATATGATAGATTCTCTAAAAGATCCAAAAAAACAAAAAGCTTTATTATTAGATAAAAAGTTGTGAAAAGAATTTACTACTTTAGATAACATTCAGGATCAATGAGCTGTAATAAAAGCATTAGAAAAACAAAAAGCAAATATTTTAGCAAAATGAGAAAGATCATTATCTCAATGGGACAATTTAATTATAGACAGAAATAAGTCATTAGAATGATTCTTTAATAAAAGTTCTGCTGACAAGGTAGACTCACAAGTATCTGCTGCGATATGATCACAAATGAAACAAAACTTAGATGATACTATTTGATTATTATGAAATAATTTCAGACAACTTAAACAAGCATACGGTAATGTTAGGGTATTTGAAAATAATTTAAATAAAGTATATGCACAGGTATTAAGAAAAAAAGATGCACAATTATGAGATTTTGCTGATACATTCATCCTTAGTAATATGGCTACTTCTATAGCTGCATGAGATGTAGCATGATTAAGTAAGGCATTACTACAAAAAGGTATTAAGGAAAAAATTAAAGCTTCAAATGATCCAAATGTAGTATTACAAGAAATGTTTAAATTAATTGATAGAGAATTAAAAATAGCTCCATCAACTATAACAGAAACAATAAAAAGACCTATAATATCATGAGCTAAGAAAGGTAGAGATTTTCTACAAAGTAGATGAATAGGTTCAAATTTTAATAAGGTGAGTCCTACCAAAAGTGCTGAAGTAAAAGTTTTAAAACAAGCAATTAAAGATTCTCCTAAAACAAATATAGGATTTCATTGAACAAATAAAGAGTTTGATGTATTTTTAGATAAGATGGTATGAAAAGGTGCTACTGCAAAGTTTGGAGATTGAGTTTATTTAAGTTCATCTCCAAAAGTAGCTAAAACTTACGCTGATCTTATGGGGTGATTAAAATGAGGTAAACCTAGATTACTTGAAGTTGCAATTCCAGATAGTTTAAAAATTAAAACTTATGATTGACCTATAACAGGACTTAAAAAAGCATGAGAAGAAGCAAGAAAAGCATGATTTAAGGGGATAAAATATAATACATGAGATGATATTATAAAACTACCTTGAAGAAGTATAGATACAGCATGACATTCTAATTATATTATATTTAGTCCTAGTGATGCTAAGATTATTAAAAATAATGTAATTAAAGAATTAGGAGCTGTTAAATGATTATGATTATTAAGAGATTTACTTGCTTGATCTATAGTATGATTAAGTTGAGTACAAATAGCACTAGATGTTAAACAATTCCTAGATACAAAGAAAAAAGAACAAAAACAAAAACCAACTACAACTCCAAGATGATAATATTTAACTATATATGGTATGCCTAGAAATTGAATAACCACAAATTGGTGATCAAGAACCAAGCCAACAGATACTTGGGAAACTCCTAGGTTTATATCAACAGACTTTCTTTCTGATGTAAACTGAATACTTATATGTGATGTTAATTGATTACAGATTGAGGTATTATGACAATGATCAACTAAAATACCTAAAATTACAACACCATGGACTTAATATTTAATAATAACAATTATGACAGCTAATTTTCCAACAGATTTTCCTAGCAAAAATACACCAGTAGATGCTGATCAATTATTATTAGCAGATAGTGAGGATGGTAACGAATCAAAGAGTTTATCAATTTCAGATCTTAAAAGTGTTCTGCCAGGGATTTGAGACGTAACAGCAGCAGCTAATTTATGAGATAATTTATTAATTAGATGAGACTGAGCTACTAAATGAGTACAAAACAGTTGAATAAGTGTAGATGATAGTTGAAATTTAAGCGGAGTGGACTGAATAGATATAGATCTTACTCCTATTTCAACTACACACACACCATGAAGAATTAGATATAATGAAGACGAGTACACACTTGATTTTGATTGACCTCTATGAAATACTCTTCAAATAGGTCAAGAAGTATGAGTTCCTTTTCATAATAACACAGGATTTACTATATGAGATGGTAAAGTGGTTAGAGCTAACTGATTTACTATATGAAATTTAGATACAGTTGATTTAGTAAAGAGTGATAACATAGACAATATAAGTTGAATATTATTTGTAACTACTACTCCAACTTTAGATTGAGAAGATGGTATGATGACTATATTTGGTAAGGTTAGTGATGTTAATACAACATGATTGACAGTATGAGACCCTTTATATATATCTGCTACAACAGCTTGAGACCTTACAACAACAAAACCAGTATTTCCAAATTATACTATACAAATGGGTATAGTACTTTCAGTTTGAGCGAGTGGTAAAATAGGTATAAGTCAAAATAGTTTCCCTAAAGATACTTTTATTAATGCTTGGGATGGTACAATAAGAGAAACTTTTGATTTTAGAGTAAGTAGTGATTGAGCTACAATAACTGGTACATTTCAAAATGACGACCTTACAAACGATTTAACAATGGTCTTTTCAGAATGATTAGAGATGTTTGATTGTACTCCTGCAGCTACTATTACATTAACAGCATGAACAGCTACAAATCCTCAAGAGAATTATGTTTATATACCTATGTCAACAAAAGTATTAACATTAAGTACAACTTGATTCCCTTGAACATCAGAAGAATATATTAGAGTAGCTTTCTTATATTTAAGAGATGCTGTAACTACACAAACAGATGACTGATTAATTAATCAAAATTTAAATGACCATGTTAAAGCTACAGATAATAATTGACACATGGCTCATATAACAGAAAGAGTAAGAACTTTACCTGCTGAATGGATGTCGTGAGTAGCTTGAACTTCAACTATATGATGAGGTAGTACAATAGATGTTTCAAATACATCTTGAGTTGTTCTACAATTACATGAACATACTTTCCCTGCTTTAGATACAGCATTATGAGATGAAGTACATGTAGTAAATGATTTCACTACTGCTTATAGAGATACAAGTGATTTAGAAACACAAGTAACAGATGCTTTATGAAATACATTAACTAATAGTTCGTATTCATTTGTAATGTGGTGAGTTCAAAATAAATCATGAGAAGTTTCTCATTTAATGATTAATGTTCCTACTGGAACTTATGCTAAAAACAGTCCTTCTGACGCAGTAAATGATGCACTAAATTATAGTGTTTACGATATACCAAAACAATTTAAAAGTGTTTGATTCCTTATAGCTAGATTTACATATACATTAAATGCTGGTGGTACTACATGGACATTAGAGGATACACAAGACTTAAGAGGTAAAATACCAAATACTACAGCGGGTTGAGGAGGTTGAGGAGGTTGAGTTATAGACTTTACAGCTTTAATAGATACACCTAGTAGTTATACAGGACAAGCTGGTTTAGTTACTCAAGTTAATAGTTGAGAAACAGCATTAGAATTTATAGATAAAAATGCTGAGACAGCTACACTTACAAATAAAACACTTACAAGCCCAGTTATAAATGTTACTTCTGACGCTACTTGAGATATTTATTATAGAAATGCTTGAGGATTATTTACAAGACTTCCAGTAGGTACTGCATGACAAATATTAACACTTGCAAGTTGAATACCTAGTTGGGCAGATTCTGCATGAGGTTGAGCAGTATCAGTATTAAATACATTTACACAAGCGTGAACAGTAGTTTCTGCTACTTATGGTACATGGATAGCTTGACAAGGTGGAACAATGACTGAATTTAATGCAGGATATGTTACAGCGCCAACTTGAACAGCTGCAACAATAGAGATATTCAAAAACGCAGTAAGTATGGGTACGATAACAATATCTGCATGAAGTTGAACACAAGCAACACTTACAGGAGCTACCTATGTTAAATTTGATAAATTCCATTATGTAGTTACAGAAGGTGGAACAATTGCAGGTGCTGGACTTAGTATAAATGCAATTACATCTTAACCTATATAAACAATGTATAACAACGAGACAAAAATTGATA